GCTCCACTTCCAGATATCTGCTCGAGCCAGCGGGTTGGGGTCAACGTTCTGCTGCTTGGGCAGCTCGTAGTCCCAAGTGACGAGGTAGTGCCAGCGGCTGCCGTTGTAGTTGCTGACGCTGGCGTTTAACGCCTTGCAGTAGCTGGCCTCTGGGTGGGGAGCGAGAAACGGGACGCCAGAGGCGACGAGTACTGCCGACTGAGTCGTTGTCGGGGTGTCCACCTCAACGACGAACTGTCGCTGAAACACCGGAGCCTCGCCGAACTTTCGGCTGGCCGACACTTGAGCGAGTTCTGTGACGTTGACGATTCCCATTACGCAGCGGCTCCCAGGATGTCTACCTTGTCCTGCTGCAACGCCTGGAGCTCAACGCGGATCTCGTCTAGCTTTTGCGTCTGCTTGCGGTACTCCGCAATGGCCGGATCTTCACGCCCAGACGCTAAGGCCAAGAACTGAGCCATACCTTCGCCAGAGCGAACGTCGTTGGCCTTAAGTGCTTCGTTGGACTTTCCGCCGAGGGCGGCGGCACGCTCAGCGGTGAACTTGTCAATCTCGCCTTGCTTGGCGGCGACTTCCTCTTGCCGCTTGCGGTTCGCCTCGCCTATTGCTTGCTCGTTCTCGCGGCGGATGGCGAACTGCCGCAAGTCTTCGTCAAGCTTGTCAGACGCGGCCTTGGCGGCGGCTTTCTTGTTGGCATTTTCAATGTCTTGTTCCATCTTCCGACGGTCGGCAAAGTTGGCTAAGTCAGCATCCAACTGATCCGACGATGCCTTCTTGCGAGCATCCGCAATGGCCTGCTCGTTTTGCAGTCGTGCCGTGTAAAGCTGCAGCTCGAAGTCCAACTGATCGTTTTGCTTGGCGTCCACAGCAGCCTGCTCTGCGCCGGCCCCGGCGGCAGCACCAGTGGCCGCCGGACTGCCACCGCCTGCAAACGCCCTGCCGATGACTGGCACCGTTGCCATGAAGGCGTAGAATTCCTTGAGTTTCTGCGCCACAAAATCGATGCGGCTGCCGATGAACTCAAACGCCGCATTCATGCCGCTGCGGATGGCTTCTACGACGTTGGTGAGGCCGACGATGAACGGGGAAAGGAAGGTTTGGACAACAGCCCCGGCGACTTTGAGAACGACGCCAAGGGCTTCGCCAAGCACGCCGATTAACTTCAGCACGCCCTCTACGACCGTTCCAAGAAGCGTGGCTACTGGTGCAAACGCCTGAGCAATCGGAGCAATGATGGACGTGACGCCCTCGATGACTCCGCTGATGCCGTCCGTAAAGCCAGCAAGCCCTGACTGAACGGCAGCAAAGGCTCCAATGAACGGCGTCACAAACACGTCAGCTAGTCCCGCAAACGCACTTTGTGAACGCTCGCCGGCAGCAGTCACCTCTTCCATCGCAAAGGCTAGGTTGTCCACCTGCTGGGCCTGCACCTGGCCAAGCTGTGCGTTTAACGCGGCCAGCGAGACAGTGCCGGCTGTGATGGCGGCAGCCATCTCAAAAGCACGGTCCTTGGCGCTGAGAAACGCCCGGCCAAGATTAAGGGCCAGCAACGCACCGCCAATAAGCGGATTGCTCAGCCCAAGCACTGCAGCTGCGGCAGTGCCGGCAGCACCTCCACCGAGGGCAAGGCCCACACCGAGAGCCTTCGCCGCAAAGATCATCGTACGGGCGGCCATCACGCCCTTAAACGCAGTGATGGCAAAATCCTTGAGTCCAGCAGGACTACGAAGGGCACTAAACACCCGCCACTGCAGGTAGGTAAACGCAATGTCTTTGCCAAACTTTATGACGCTTATGCCCGCGTCCGCAACCGACTGCGTGGCATCGCCAATGCCGCCAATCGAACCCGACAGGCCGTTGACGATCCGCTCGGTCATGCTGGCGGACTTGGCTAGGCCGTCCATGCTCGAGGTGGCCGCCTTCATTTCGGCCTCGGCCTTTGCAACGGCCCGGCCGTACACCTCTTGGCTAAGCAAGCCCTTCTGCAGCATTGCGTCGAGCTTGCCGATGGTGTCGGCGTACTTCTCAGTAGGCGTGCGGAGTTCCGATGTAATCTTTGCCGCCTGGCGAAACTCAGCAGACGTGGCCTTAGCACTGGCCGCAACCTTGGACAGCTCGCGGTCTGCCTGCGCCACACCTGCGGCCATGCCGCTGGCGTTTGCAGTCAACTGGAAGGCTAGGTCAAGTTTGGCCATGGTTTTGCGGTTTTAGTTTTCCAAGCTCTGCGGCGATCTCAGCACCTGTCATCGGCGGCCGACGAATCGGCATGAATTCTTCAGGTTTTGGTGTCCTGCCTCTTACGTGCGGGGCTATTGTCAACGCCGCGAGCATTCCGGCCTGTTCCCACTCTCTGCCAAAAGGTTCCACGTACCTGTCAAACGCCATCCACTCCCGCAGCAACGTCACCGGCATGGCGTTGACGTACTCCCAACTCCATCCAGTCGCTAACGCCAAACGAAATAAGAAGGCCCGGTCTGGCCGGGCTCTTAGTTTTTTGCCAGTTCCTCAATCGACTCATCAGAAAGGTTGTTGTGCTCCATGGCGGCCTGCCAGACGCGATTGACAACCTTGGCGGATTTTGCCGCCAGCTTCGCAACGTCGCCGTTGTCGAACAGCCGGTTGCCCTTGTCGTCCACAAGGCATCGCACAAGGAACTTGGTGCGGAAATCGTCTACACCGGTATCCTTCTTACGCATCCACTCGTTTTCGTAAGCGTCCCGCTCGCCAACGCTCATGACGCGGATATAAACCTCACCGCCCCACTCCGGAACGGCCAACTTAAGCATCCCCATGTCGTCAGCGGCGAGAATCTGATCTTTGGTAAGTCCCATTACGATGTCCTTGATCCTAGTTTGAGGGTCACAGAGTACTCCTGCAGTTCCCCCACACTAGCCCGCCATGCAAGCGATTGGATGATTGCTGGACCGTCCCAATACGTTTGGCCCCCACCAGCATCATTGATTATCAGCGAGCACGGTTCGCCGACGGCGCTTTCGGTGATGTAGTTCTGCGAACGCATGACGATAGACACGGTTCCATAGTCCGTGTCCGCCGGGCTGAACGACTTGTTCCGGCCTGTGTGTGAACGGGCCGTAACCTCGACGGTGTCGGACTGAATGCCGTCGATAGAAACGCTGATGACTTCGGTGACGTTTACGTCGCCCGCTGAACCGGCGTCCTCAATCGCAATGGAGATGCCCTGCGAACTCTTTGCCACGACGCACCCCAGACTCAGGTGCGGACCTTAAAGGTCAGTGACTGCTTGACCAGTTCGCCCACGGCGTAGGCCACGCTCGAGCTCGCACAGATGGCGGTGTACGTCGTGCTGGCAAACACGAGATTGCCGCTAGTGCCAACGGCCACGGTTGAGGTGCCGAGGGCTTCCATGCTGATCTCGTCGTCCTTCAACGCCGGGGTCTGATATCGTCGCCCCGCACCGGTGGCAAGGCCCAGGTGCGACTCGTCCAGCAGGTCACCACCGGGCGTCACGGTGACGCTGGTGACCGTGTAGGTGGCGCTGGCAAAAACGAACGTCGAGCCCTGCGAGTCGGTAGCCATCTGGCCTCTCCTAGTGAGTTACGGGCGGCAAAGCCCTACTCACAGGCTAGGCGATGGCGTGGCAACCCTTGCAGTTAGCGGACGGCCGATATGGACTGGGCCACTATGCCTTCAAGCTCTGTCCTGGCGATCTGCTGCATAGCCTCACGGTTGTGGAAATACGCCAGCCAAGCGTAACGCCTGGCCGTCACCTTTCCCCTATCGCTTCGGGGAGGCGTGCCAAGTTCAAGGTACTTTGAGTGCGGAGCAACGCCGGATCGATACCCGACGAGCCCAACGATAATTAGCCGGCCTGCGCCGCCGTATTTGCGGGTCACAATACCCGGCGACTTTTTCAGCCGTCCCGTCTTGACCTTGGCGGCGTTGACGTTTGACCTGAGAGCAGCCAACCCCGGCTGCATTGCCTTCCCAATGGCTGCCCGTACGAGTTGCGGTTGCACCTTGATTGTCTTCGACAACGCCTCTCCTCGCATCCAGCGGGCGTCTTGAAGAGACGTATTTAGGCGAAACTCTACGGACTGTGCCATTAGGTCGCCTCGTTGATTCTAAAATCGAACGTCTGCACCACTGAGTAGTACGGTAGCATCTGGTCATCTGCTGGCATGTCTACGCCGTCAGCCTCAGTCTGTAGCGTGGTCCTCTGCAACGTCACGCCAGCCGTCGTGCCTGTCCAGCCATCGACGGTCAGCCTCACGGCTCTGGCAATGCTCTTTACCGACGTGTACGACGTGCCGTAGGTGGTCAGCTGCAGCGTCACCACGGGGTTGCCGACGTTGCCGGCCAGC